TAATGAACCAGCATTTAAGGTACAAACAACTGACCAAGTATCGGAGAACAAACCCCGAAAACTGTCATTACCTCTGCGTGTTACAACTGCACTTGCTGTTGCCATTTTGATTTCTCCTAATTAGGTTTAAAAAAGTCCCCCCACCACTAGGGCAGGGGGCGCAACTGCAATTAGGCAGGAACCAACAAAGCGAACATAGATGCAGACTTAGCCGCACCAGTGCTTGCCGCATTACGAAGAATCTGAACGCCATACAGAGTGTCAGATGTGAACAGATTAGCAAGATACTCTTGCTTGTACTGTACTTGTGAACGCAAAGCAACTTGCTCAACCAGCACCATTGAATCACGGTGACCCATTAAACAAACTCGTGCGCCAGCAGAACCTGATGCAGTATCAGTGTTGCTTGAGACAAACACAGGGATGCCGTACAGGTTGCCAATTTCACCAGTGCGAATAGTACTGTTAGTACCACCAACAAAGGCTTGTTCAGTGTAACGAGCCAAACCCATCAATGTGTTACGGCTTGATGGAGGAATCAAGAAGAAACGCTGATCCATTGGGGTATCAGTGTCATCAAGACGCTGAATAGTGCGGCGAATAGCGGCATCGGTCAATGCTGACTCATTGTTGCTTGCAGCAACATAAGCAGTAGTACCGTCACCACCAATAAACGCACCAGTTGCGTAAGCATTTGTACCAGCACCGCCATTGGTTGAACGACCCAACTGAACCAAGTCAGTATCGACTTGTTTAGCCAGAGCATAACCAGCGTCAGAGGTATAGAAGTTACGCAAGCTGTTCAGGGCTTGGGCTTCAACAATATCCTCAATCAAACGGCTGTATTCGTAATGCTTGTTGATAGAAACTTGAACTTCAGACTCTGTAGCAGCAATCAAAGTGACTGCTGTTTCAGCGGCTTTAGCGGAAGCAGAACCACGGGTAGGTGCAGGGATGTGAACTACATCACCCTTCTTACCTTTAAAGTTCATCTTCATAACGAGGTTAGCAAGAACCAAGTTTTTCTTGTAGGCAGCTACGATTTCATCTGACCAAATTTCAGGGATGAATGTATTTGCTGTGGTAACAGTAACTGAATTACTGGGGGAAAATGATGTTGCCATGTTAAATCTCCAAAAAACGATAAGTTAAATTATCTAACCCGTCCGTCTTGATACGCTTGCATGATTTCTCCGCTCAACGCTTCATAACGGTCTGGGTCAGTCATCTTCAGCCGAATTAGATCAGCCCTTCGATAGACTCTTTTTCCAGACTCCCCACTTCCACCTACATCAACACCCGCTGCTTTAAGGCTAGACTTGCGCTGAGTTTCCCCTGCTTCATTAGTCTGTCTTGTCTTAACGCCACGCAACTGTTTATAGGTACTCAACAATTCGTTTGCACTGTCGTAATCATATTCACCATCAGCTTTTGCATACAAACCAAGGCGAATAGGTGAAGATTTCACCCAATTCACAAAGTCTGCATCTTGAGCAATCTGACCGAAATCAGGATGTTCTTGCGCCAGCTTTTGTTGAATCTGCATCTTTTTGAAATCTTGACCAGCTTGTCTAGCGGCAAGTACATCGGGATGGTTGTCAACAGTCCTGCGAACTGCCTCTTGTGGATTCTCGAAAAAATCTACTTCAGGCTCTTTCTCAATAGGTTGCTGTTTTGAGGAGAGGTTTTGCTTTATAAGTTCATCTGCCAGCTTTCGCACTTCCCCAACTTCCTGCGCTTGCTTTCCAATCAGCTTTTCAGCTTCTTGGTGCATTTTGACCACTTCTTCTAGAGATTTCTGCCTGTATTTCTCAGGCATCTCAGTCAGTGGTGCTACTTCAGGTAGTTGCTTCTTTTGCTCGACTGCATCTAACTCACTTAGCGACTCATCATCATTGTCAATCAACATATTTTTACCTTTTCCTGCCGTTATCGGTTCTAGGACATTCAACTCGACATTTCTGTTTATGAGTTGTGCTTTTGCTCCCACTTCAACTGATCTAGGTGTTTTTTCTCGAACTTCCCATGCTCTGACGGGAAAGAACCAGACCACCCTTCAAGTTTGAAGTTTGGAGCAGACAGAGTACGGTTGGCTGTTTCTCCGCACTCACATCGAAAACTCGTTGTCTCATAATCAACAAGTCTTTCAGTTTTATGCCCGTTCTCACAGGCAAAATCAAACATTCTTTTCATTCAATTCCTCATACGCTTGTTCGCTGACCTCTTTCAAGGTTTTTAGCCAAGTCAAGATGGAAAGTTCCCCTTTTTTGAACATCAAGGTCTTTTCATCAGGAATAACGCTTATATTATTGAGTGACTCTATCATATTGTCAATATCAATAATCAATTCTTTCCAACCGTCCATAGACATCATTGAAAAACGGTCGGTGTAGTATTTCTCAAGTTCTGGGGTCATAAAATTCATCCAAGTAATCAGCTAGTTTTCTTAAGATTTCAGAATTGTCTTTAGCATTTCCTAGTGCCATGTTACAACTTTGGCATATTAAACCACGCATTTCATTACTCTTATGACAATGGTCTACAACCAATCTACTCATGTGACCATCGCCAGCTTCTACTTCACACACTTTACACTTACTTCCTTGTTTTGCAACCATTAAGTTATATTCATGTTGCGTAACGCCATAAGTTCTTCTGTAGTGGGAATCCCTACCATAAACCTCATAGTGGCACTTTTTGCAATGTTTATAGTATCCATCTTTATAGCGCACATTTTTTAGAAAATCCCCAAATGGTTTTTTTTCATAACACAATGAACAAGATTTTGTTGTAATTTCATTATCAGAAAACTCTAATTTAAAAGAATCTTCTGAGGAGTACTTTTGTAGTTCAGGAGTCATTGTTTCCTCAAAAGAACATTAAAAAGTTGCTGTTACTGCCGCTAGGCGCAGGAGGTGCTGTAAATATCCATCCTGAGTTATTGCCACCATCTGTGGAGTTTGCCCCTGCATACCATCCTGCCCCGCCTGTAGCTGTAGACCTACTGATTGACAAGAAGTCTGCGCTTACAGTACCGCTTGCCTTAGATAGCGTATGGCTTGCCGCCGTTACAGAGCCAATGGTTAGAAGTCTTGTAGATTCACCACTTGCATTCCAATCGGTAAATGTGCTAGTTGTTGCCGCCGTAAACAGGATAGACGTTGCGCCAGTGGTTTTATAAGTATTGGTAATGTTGCTGAATGTGTTTGAGCCTGTGATAGTCAAAGCACCAGCACCACCTTGGTTTAGTGTGCAGTTAAAGGTAGACCCCCCGCCGACAAACCCCTTGGCAGTTGCGGCAGTCATGGAGATCGTGCCTGTACCTGTCCCTGCTGTTGTGGTAAATCCTGTGGGTTGGAAGTTATTAAAAGCACTGCTAACAGCGAGAGGGCAAATCAACGTACCACCATTAAAAGTCAAATTTTTTGTTCCGGTTCCAGTTATAAATGTTGATCCTGGGGTTAAAGTTTTTCCATTTAAGTTTAATGTTCCATTATTAAGATTTATATCTGATGTTGCTCCAGATGTAGTAAGGGCATCTTGTAACTGAAATGTTCCACCAACTCCATTAAATGTCAAAATAAAAGGTATTGTTTTTCCATTTGTTGTGATATTGCTTGTTCCACTCGTTTTACGAAATGACAATCCATTTCCTGTAGTAGAAGCCGTAAGGGTCATTCCTGCGGATAGAGTTAAGTCTCCATAAATAATTACTGGAGCAGCGGCGGGGTCACTTAGCTCTGCTAAAGTTCCCGCATAACCAGTGAAGTTAACACTTCTTGCGCTGTAATTAGTAACGTCTAAAAACGTCAGTGCATAAGTTCCACCAGTAAAGTTATAGCTTATTGAGTTTGCCTCTGATAATGCGCCTGTGGATACAGTAATGGCAGTAGAACCTGCGCTTGTGACGTTAACTACTTGAGTTCCTGTTGTAGTCAGCCCCGTAATTGTTGCCGTAGTCCATACAGTACCTGTACCTGTACAAGATATTTGACCTGTACCAAAAGCAATTGTTCTAGTGTTGGAGTTGCTTGAGTTAAATAAACCTGTGCTTAGTGTGTAGGATGCAAGGTTTAATGTGCCGTTTGTTAGTGTGGTTGTTGTGCTTCCTGTTGGAACTGTTAAAGCACTTCCTAAAGTCCACCCACCACCAACGCCATTAAACGTAACCCCAGCACCAAAAGCAACGCCATTAGTTGTTACAGTTTTACCTGTTGTCGTAGCGTTAAATGTGGTTGTGCCTGTATACGTGCGGGTAAAGTTTGTAGCTGGAAATGTAAGACTGCCTGATACTGTCAATCCAATGCCACTACCAGCAAGGGTCATCGTTCCATCAAGACCTGACGCTGTGAAGTCATTACAGACCCTTGGCGTGTTTGCCATAGTGCAAGTAAATGCACCAGTTCCTACGTTTGAATTGACATCAAAGAATACGTTATCTGACGCAGTAGGGACAGACGCACCAGTAGCCCCGCCAGAAGATGCAGACCAGTTTGCGGTGTTTGTTGAACTCCAAGTACCTGTGCCACCTACCCAATAGCGATCAGCCATTAGACCTCCTCAATAGGAGTTTCTTCAACAGGAGGTGCAGTAATTACAGCAATCCAGTTATCAAATCTTTGCTGTTTCATTGTTTCAATCTCAGCATCTGTAAACGCATGATCGTCAGGCAAATGCAGAGCATCTGAAAATGTGCCGTACTGAGATGAAAAGGAAAAGTCAATCTTCATGGTCATGCCTGTGTGGTTACTGCGATTACATCCCAACGAGTATTGTTGGCGTTGTAAATACAGCCGACATACGTTGTTTTGCTGATTGTTGTTGCTGTTGGCAGGGTTACGCCAATGACTGTGTAAGTTGCATTCCAAGTCAATGCTCTGCTTGTGCCGTTATCCAAAAACCTAAATATTAACTTTTCTCCATTTGTAGGAGTGCCAATAGGCGCATTAATTGTCAATGCTGATGCCAATGCTGTAAAGCAATAAATATCACCAACAGATACATCAGGTGTTAATGTAGTTGCAGTTGTTACCGTTACATCTCTTGGGTCAATGCGTTTGTTGGTTAAAGTTGCAACTCCTGATTCGCTAATTCCTGCGCCACCAGAAGTAACAAGTTTTATTCTTTCTTGTAACTCAGGCGCAACTACTTCACCAACATTAATCTCTTGCCCTGTTGACAAAGTAATGACCAAAGAACCATCAAAGTCAATCTTGGCATCAGTGACAGATACACCATCCTTGCCATCTATCCCGTTTTTACCATCCCGACCATTTAACCCATTCTTACCATCTACGCCCGGGCGACCATCTAAGCCACTATCACCCTTGTCACCCTTATCACCCTTTTCAGGAACTATGGATTTGGCAACCTCTAGTTGTGCAGTGACTTTG